GAAAGTCCAGATTTAGACTTCCTTGGAGATAGAGCAGAAGATGACAGAAAAATTTCCAGCCTTATCCTGACGTATGAGTATACTAAATCATAAGTATGGTCATGGTACTATTATCTTGAGGAAACGCTGAAAAGCTAAAAAAATTTATTTTGGCAGGAGGTGTAAATAAATAAATGTCTTATAGTGCAAAAAATATTATCGTAGGTGCTGGTGTCCTTTACATTGGTAAAGATGCTGGCGTAATCTATGACGAAACAGATATCGCAAAGTCACCAAACACATTGGCTTCAACAGGAAACGCTGATACTTTCACAGATCCTACTAAGGTTGATGATACAAAGTGGAGACACGTTGGCTATACTTCAGAAGGTGCAGAAATGTCCTTTGAACCAGATTATGGTGAAGTACAGGTAGATCAGCTTCTTGACGTAGCAAAGATCTTCAAGCAAGGTCAGCGTGTTATGTTGAATACAACATTCACAGAAGCAACTCTAGAGAACTTTCTTGTTACCATTGGTGGCAAAGACGGTGACAAAACAGGTGCATCTAATGGAAACAACGGTGCTCAAGAAACAGTCTTCCTAAACGGTGGTGCTCTTGGATACTCTCCAGTAGAAAGATCAGTTCTTGTAGTTGGTCCTGGACCAGATTCAAAGACCGCAGTAGGTGGTGTTGCAGCTGGAAAGAAGGTAGAGCGTCTTTACGTTGGATACCGAGCCCTTTCTATGGAAACTGTTACAGTTGGTATTAGAAGAAATGAAGCTACAGTATTCCCTGTATCTTTCCGTCTTCTTCCTGCCTCTGAATCAGAGTACAACGCTCCAGATGGCAATCAGACTTATGGCAAGGTAATTGACCGTGTATACGGAACAGCAGCCTAAGTTATAATTTAATAGGTTTAAGGTGGGTCTTAGGACCCACCTTATTCCATTTGTATGAGAAATACTATATAATTAAAAGGAATCACACAGGAGGAAATTGTGGCAACAAAAATTTATGAAAGTATTGACCTAGAACTACTAGACGGTACTGAAGTAACAATCAAACCATTAAATATTAAAAACTTAAGAGAAGTAATGAAGGTATGGGCAACTGCAACTTCAGCAGAAACAGAAGATGAATTTCTTAGTGTTTTGCTAGAATGCACAAAGATTGCATTTAAGCAGTACCATCCAGTATTGGCAGATGATCCAGAAAAGCTAGAAGATGCTCTGGACCTTCAGACAATGTATAAAATTCTAGAGGTAGCAGCAGACATTAGGTTGAACGACCCAAACCTGCTAGCAGCAGCTCAGGAACTAGTTGGTCAGAACTAGACCTAGCTGCTCTAGAATCAGAAGTTTTCCTTTTAGGTCACTGGAAGGATTATGAAGAACTAGAAAGTTCTCTTTCTATGCCTGAACTTGTGGCAACACTTGAGGCTATTTATAAGAAAGACGAACGAAGTCAAAAGTTTTTTGCTGCATTGCAGGGAGTGAAACTTGACGAAAGTTCTTCTGGAAGCTCTGGAAGTGATGCTCCAGTGTCTTACCAAGAAATTCAAGCGAGGGCAATGAAGAAATTGACAGGTAGTGATGAAGCAGCTAGAGCCATGGAATATGGCTTTACCTCAGACGTTGGAATGTCATACTCATTGATAGGTGAAAGTTAGTGTCAGACGTTAGGTCTCAATTTAGTTATGATGCAAATTTTGGTCCTGCCCAAACACAAATTAGATCTCTTGTAAAAGACATTACTGTACTTAATGCTGCCTTTAAATCCCTTGATGCCCAAGCTAATAAGGTAAGAAATGCTCGTGCAGGTTCTTTTATGTCCAGCCTCGGAAACGTTGGAGGCTTTAATGCTCAAATTGTAGACCTTACAAGTGACGTAGAAAGATTTGGAAAAGCCCTTCAAAAAAATCAATTAACACTTCGTCAATACTATAAAGAAGCAGCACAGGCTTATAAAAAGAATAGCATGGCTAGAAGACTTGCCGAAGATGAAGTAAGAAGAGCACAGTCCCAACTTGTAGGAATGGGACAAAATCAAAGAGGTCGTCAGCAAGGAATGCTGGTTACCCCTCTTACAATTGACACATCTGATATTAGTACAAAAATGGCTATTAGTCAAAAACAATTTTCTATCTTTAATAAACTTGTAAACGATGGTGCAACACAACTTATTAACTGGGGTAAAAATACTCAGTGGGCTGGTCGTCAGCTTACTGTCGGTCTTACAGTTCCATTAACAATTTTTGGTGCAGCAGTATCTAAAACATTTAGAGAAGTAGACAAAGAGCTCACAAGATTTGCAAAGGTTTACGGGTCAGATCTTGTTGGTGCAAATCAACAAGCAACAAATACAATGAGATCCCAAGTTGAGCAACTATCAAAAGACTTTGCTGGCAAATATGGTATTGCAGCAAAAGAAACAGCAGGTCTGGCAGCAGACTTAGCAGCAACTGGACTAGAAGGACAAAAGCTTTTAGACTCAGTTGCACAGACAACACGCCTAGCCGTACTTGGTGAGGTTGATAGACAAGAAGCAATGAAGGCAACCCTCGCACTTCAAGGTGCTTTTAATATGAGTACAACTGAGTTAGCAGAATCAATTAACTTTCTTAACGCTGTTGAAAACCAAACATCCGCATCACTCCAAGACTTGACTGAAGCAATACCTCGTGTTGGTCCAGTTATTAATTCTCTTGGTGGAGACGTTAAAGACTTAGCAGTTTTACTTGTAGCAATGAAAGAGGGAGGCGTGAATGCAGCCGAAGGTGCAAATGCTATCAAGTCTGGTCTCGCCTCCCTTATCAACCCAACAAGACAGGCATCAGAGACAGCAAAGCAATACGGAATCGATCTTGACGGAATTGTAAAAGCAAATAAGGGAAAGCTTATGCCAACAATTATGGCTTTCCAAGAAGCATTGTCTGGGCTAGATCAGTTTGCAAAAGCACAAATTATTGAACAGCTTTTTGGTAAGTATCAGTTTGCAAGAATTTCTGCACTGTTTGATAACTTAAATGCTTCAGGGTCACAGACCGTAGAAGTGCTAAAGCTTATGGGAGCCTCTTCTCAAGACCTTGCTAAAATTGCAAATGGTGAAATTAGAACTCTTACAGAGTCTTCATCAATGCGTTTTCAAAGATCTATGGAAGCCATCAAAGCATCTTTGATTCCAGTTGGTCAAGTTCTTACAGATGCCGTTATACCATTTCTTGAAAAAACAGCAAATCTTATTCAAATGCTTGTTGAGTATGCAAGTAATCTTCCAGGACCAGTTAAAAGCTTTTTAAAAGTTGCAACAGGATTTACATTAGTTGCAGGACCCTTAATCATGCTTGCTGGTGTATTTGGAAACTTTCTTGGATACATAACTAAGTCTGCAATGTCTATCACTAAGCTTGGTGCTGCACTTGCAGGGCTAAAGACAGAAAAATTTGAAATGTTAGACGACACACAGCTTGCAGCATCTAAGGCTTCAGACATACTTACAAGTGGATACAATAATCAAAGATCGTCCCTTGACAAATTAAATATAGCTATGGAAGCATATCTTGCAAATTTAAGAGAAGAAGTTACATTAAGTGGTCAATTATTTGTACCTGGAACAAAAACTTCTGGAAGAGGACCAAAGGGTGGTAAGAAAACAAAACTTGCAGAAGGTGGTCAACCTTATGTTCCTGGAAGTGGAGATGGAGATAAGGTACCAGCACTCCTTGAGCCTGGAGAGTTTGTAGTAAATAAAAAAGCTGCAGCAAAATATGGTCCACTTCTAGAAGACATTAATTTTAATAGATCACCAAGATTCCAAAAGGGTGGTCATTCTGGACCAGGATCAAACCTTACTGATTTTATTAGACTTCAAGAAGGTGGAGGTACACAAAAGCTTGCAAATAAAACTATTTTAAGAATTAGAAAAAATTCAGCTAGTGATCAAAAAGCACAAGCACTTGAATCATTTGTTTTAAGAGGAATGGATAAGTATAAAGATAGTCCTTCTGAATTTAAAAAATTTATTGCATCACTAACTGCAGAGTTAGAAGCTCTTGACAAGCAAGGTAAAAAATATAATACAAGAGCCGTTCTTGGTGAGCCAGCTAAACAATGGGTGCTTGATTCTGGAGTTAGCAGAGCAAGACCATCAAAACAAAGATCTGGATCCTTGGGAGCTCCTGCAGAAATTCAAGCAGAAAGAAAGAAGCAAAAAGTTTCAGAAAAAGAAGATGCTGCTTTTAAGGAATTAAAAAAGAATCAAAAATCTCTTGGCATAAGTGATAGGCTCGTTGCACAAATGGCAAAAATAAACGCTACTCATTTAACTCCAGAAATTGATCCAGTAACTGGACAGAAAATATACAGAATGACAAACACGTCTTGGATACCTGCTGCAGAAAATATAGGTCTTCAATATTTAATGGGTAAAAAAAATAAAATTGAATTTGAAAAAGCTTTAACTCAGGCTGCTTCGGAATTAAAGGGTGTCACAGTAGATGAAAAAAGAAAATATATAGAAGAAATTTTAAATGGAAAACATCCAATATCTGGTAAGCAAAGAGAGATGTTTTTAAATGCTATGGGAATTGCCTCTAAAAATAATAAAGTTTCTACTGGTGCAAGGTCTTGGGCTGCAGCAGCTGCTTTGTTAAAGTATACTCCAGAAGGAACAATTGCATCAAAGGCAGACAAAATACAAGATCCAATAACTGGACAAATGAAAGAAAACGATACACCATATGTTAGAAAAACTGGAGCCCCTAAATCTCCAAGAAAAGTAACTGGTGGAAGCCCAACCCAGAAAGAAAGAGAAAATCATCCTCCTACAAGAAGAGCAAAGACAAAGGGTGGAGTAGTTAATGTTGCAAGTACTGAAACCCTAGCGGTTACTGATTATGTAGATGCAAAAATGGCTGAAGATGGAATTAGAGATGGGCAAGATATTAAGGCTCAAAAGAAAGCAGTTAGAGGACAAAAGGCAGGTGCTATTGGCGGTCTAGCTATGACTGCAGCATTTACACTTCCTGCAATTACTGGAACCAATGAGGCACTTAATGGTCTTACAAATAATCTTCTTATTGCATCATCTGCAATTTCTGCATTTGCTACAATTGCACAAGTTCGTGGAATCGGTGGCGGAGGCATGGGTATGGGTGCTAAAGCTAGATCTCTAAGAACAGCAGCTGATGCATCTGTTTCTCGTAGATTTAATAGTCAAGGAGTTCCATACATTCCTGGTAGAGAAAGATCTGCTGTAGGATCAAAAATGGTTGCTGCTGGAACCACAATGAATGTTGCAAGACAAGAAGTTGGTGCTGGAAGAGTTATGGGAGCAGTTGCAAGTAAAGCTGGTGGAACAGGTAGAGGTGCTGGTCTTGCTAGAGGTGCTTTATCAACAGTAGGTCTTTTGGGTGGTCCAGTTGGAGTTGCATTAGTTGCAGCAATTGCTCTTGGAACTGTTGCTTTTGTTGCATATCAAAAAGCAATTAATAATGCTCGTAAAGAAGGTGCATCTTTATTTGCAGAGCAAACAAAAGCTGCAGAGTACTACGGCATTGAACTTAAAACTATTAATTCAGCAATGTTGGAAAATGCAAAAATTGCAAAGGAAATGGGATTTGCAGCTCCAGGAGCAGTAGTTACTGTAGATCCAGAATTAAAGAAAGCAATTCTAGAACAAGAAGAAAACAAAAAACTTGTAGAGCAACTTAAAGAATCTAGTGATCCAGCTTCAATATTCCTTGGACAGTATGGAAAAATGTTGCAGCAAGGATTTAATCCAGAGCAAGCTAAAGAAGTTCTTTCTGTATTGGCACAAGCTAGTGGTCAAATGGGAGGACTTACTCGTGTTAATAGTCAAATAAACGGAATTACAACACCAGGACAAGCAACTGCAGCAATTGGAGAATCATTTACAAAAAATGTTGGATCTATGTTTGGAAGCAACAGCCTAGTTCTTAATACTGAACTAGCAAATGCTGAAGGTAGATTTGGAGAGTTAATAAAAGCTGGTCTTACATCATCAGACCTAAGCGAAGGATTTAAAATTGTTGAAGATGGTATTGCTGCAGCATATAAAGAAGGTGCATCTAAAGGGCTATCGACCCTGACTGTTGAAGAAACTTTAAATAAGTCTTTTAAGTCACAACTAGAAGGACTAGGATTTAAAGAAGGAGATGAAGTATATGACACAGTTAATGCCATTAAAGACTCTAAATTACAGTTAGCATTAGTACAAGGAGCAGCAGCAGGTCTTGATATGTCAAACTTTATTGAAGATTTAGATGTATCTACAGCTAAAGCAAAAGAACTTTATCTTACTTTAGCATCTACAGATGCACTTGCTGCAACTAACACACAAGCTATTTCTCAGGCTCAACGTGTAATAGATGAAATTGATAAAGAAATTCAAGTAAGAACCGCATACTTTGATCAACTTGCAGTAAACAATGAAAATGCCCAAGCATCAGAAGAAGAGCGTACAAAAAATTTCCAAAAAAATATAGAAAAACGAAATAAGGCTATTCAAAAAGAAATTAAGGGAATTCAAAAAGCTGCAGACGAACAAATTAAAACAAAAGAAAAAGAAATTGATGCAATTGAGGAAAGTTCTGATAAATACTTAAAGGCACTTCAGTCACAAAAAGACGAGTCTTCTTTCTTAGCTAGCCAACAACAAACAGCCTTGGGTGGACTTGGTGCACTTGCAAGTGGAGACGTTATTGGATTCTTGCAAGCAAGAGATGAAATGGCTTCAGCTGCTCAGTCAAACGCTCAAGAAGAAGAAATTAAAAAGATTGAAGATCTTACAGATGCAAGAGTTACAGACATTGAAAAAACAATAGATGCAATTAAAGAAAAAGCAGATGCAGAAGTTGGAACACTTCAAGATCAGCTTGAAAAGAATCAAGAGCTTATGGATAAAGAAGGAGAGCGTCATGAAAACAGAATGGCTGCTCTTCAAAAAGAAGCAATACAAATTCAAACAAATAAGTCTGCAGAAATTAAAGCATTTGATGATTCTAAGGCTGCACTTCAAGAATTTATAAACACTCCAGTTGGAGACAAGCTTGGAAAAGATTTAACTAAGTATGCTGAAGCAATATCAAACGTTGCTGCAAATATGCCAGCACACTCAAAAAATATTATGAATGACCTTGCAACATCATTTGGAAATAACTTCCAATCCGTTTTTGACGCAGAAGTGCAAAAATCTGCAGAAGAGTTTGGTGTAGATCCAACAGACCTAAAAACTTTGGTTCAAAAATCTTTACCTAAAAATGGAGGAAGTGGAGTAAAGGCATCGGATAGATTTGCAAAGGGTGGATATGTTAGTGGTCCAGGTACTGGAACATCAGACTCGATTTCTGCTCAACTTTCAAATGGAGAATACGTTGTTAAGGCTGACTCAGTTAAAAGAATTGGAAAAGATACACTAGACAGAATTAATGCTGGAACTGGAGGCATGGTTACAAGAACTAGCACTACTGAGGGATATCGTGTTGGCGGTGGAGAAGGAATTACAGCAGCAGCAGCTTTTGCAGGTGGAGTTAAAACTGCAGTTAGTGCAATTACTTCAGCAAATGCTTTAGTTCAAGCAGCAGCAAGTGTAATGAATGAAGAGCCAGAAAATTCAGATGGTGGAGGAACTGGAAAGACAACATCTATTCCAGAACAACTTGGAAAAGTTGCAAGAATTCTTCGTGGAACCTATAGAGTATCTGCAAGAGGAACTTACCCAAGTGGAAATCCTCACAGTGCAAGATACGGCACTGCAATTGACTACGCTACTCCAACTGGAACTGGTGTTTATGCAATGGCAGGAGGAACTGCATCAAATCTTAATAGAGGAAATAGTTCCTTTGGAAAGTATGTAACAATTAAGCATGCTGACGGAACAGAGTCTCTATATGCTCACTTAGATTCACATGGTCAAGGAGGAACTGTTAATGCTGGAGACTTTATTGGTGAGACTGGAAACACTGGAAATTCCACAGGTCCTCACCTACACTTTGAATGGTCAGCACTTAAGAATGGATTTAATCCTCCAGGAATGAGAATTGGTGGAGAAACAATGTCTGATGGTCTTGCTAATCTACATAAGGGAGAGCTTGTTTTAACTAAGCCACTTACACAACAATTAAAAGATGGAATTGGAGAATTAAAATTTGGAATGCCATCAGCATCTGGTGTTTCTCCAATAGATAGTGGTACAATGGTATCTAGCAGTAACACCTACAACATTAGCGTTGATGCGTCTGGTCCTTCAATGGATCCAAATAAGATTGCACAAAAAATTGTTACTGCTATTAGCAGAGAAGAAGATAGAAGAAGTTTTGGGAGGACTAGCTAGTGGCACAAGCATATTTAGATAAAACTTTTAGTAAGCCTTCTCTTATTATATTATCTACATCTAATCCAACAGCAGAGCTATCTAGTGGAACGCCAACAGGAAGATGGGACTTTGGTTCTGGACAAGT